AAATTCTGCATTTAAATCTGAAGCCTCAATAACACCACCATCAACAATTCCAGATGAACTTTGTCTTGTATATACTGCCATTTACCTTCTCCCTCCCGGTGTGAACTCTAATTGAAAACCTTTTATTCCAAAAGGTATGTTTGTACTTGTATCTGTTATTTTAATTGCCACTGAAAAACCAGAGCCCTCGACACTCTGTCTTGTAATAGGCAAATCACCTTGTCCGAATGCAGCTGTACCAAACACTGCTGTTCCATACAAAGCACCACTTCCTGATGTAGCTAAACTAATTACGTTAGGCTGTGGTGTGTTTACGTCATCGTAGTTATATCGTACAAATAAACTGGCATTTACTTCTCCTTCAGGTTTCCAGTTTAGATTTACTCTTTGCATACTTTTTCTTATACCTGCATCACCCATTACTATATCTGGTGATCTATATGTAGCATCTATAATGCTCGTGCCAGATGCCCTAGTGAATACGTTACCTGAATCCTGTTTGTAGATATAACCATCATACCCACCATGTATGGTAGTTTCTACGTTGCTAATTAAGTCTGAATCACAATCAGCAACTTTTAATCCTTTCAAGTCTGAGTATTCATAACCCATTTGTTTTGTGTTTGGGTTTATTTTAATTACAGCAATTAAACCTTTCTGTACAGATTCTAGTCCACCAGTGGCAGGATAGAACAATCTATACTGTGTTTTGTTTCTAATAACCGTTGCTGTGACGTTGTCATAACCAATCTCATTTATTCTTTCCTGTACCTGTTTAGATACAGTACCCAATTCAACGTCACCAATTCTTTCTGTACCAGCAATTGTTCTTAGTCCGTCAGCTGATAGAAATATAATATCTCCTCCCAGTTCTTGTATAGAATGATGTGCAATTGTGCCAACACTTTTCGCTACCTCGGCAAGTGCAAAGTTAGATAAACTGGTTCCTGTAAGTTTAAATATCTTGTTCTCTCCAAAGATAAATAATTCATTACGGAAAACTTTCATGCCTGTAACTTCTGTACCTATTTTAAATGATCCTGCACCATCACTAGCGTCAAAATCATCTTCTGCAAACGGTGCACTAAATATCACTTCTGCTTTACTATTGCTCATACCTGCGTAGAACATGTGGTTGGCAAATGTCTTTACAAACTTTGGTGCTGTCGGTGCTGTCCCTCCACCTGTGCCATTTATTATATCTTCTGCGTAGCTAGTGTTTAGAGTAAAAGCATTGGTGGAACCTGTAGCAATAATAATCTTATCAGTTCCATCAAAATTAAATCTATCAAAATCATATGTATATGAAGTTCCCTTTCCTGTAGCTCTACTTGTCCAACTACCACTTGTAGTTCCTGTGAATATTGAACCTCCACGACCAGCGACCACTAAGTCATTGAATATCGCACAGAACATTATTCTTTCTGTAGATGAAGATACCTGTGGCACTATGTTTGTGTTGAACTTAGTCGTGCCATTTATTCTACGATAACCACCAGTAATGTCCGGCTCAAAGTTTGTAAGCTGTAGTGCCTCACCCGGAGACATGCTGTACACATCTTTGTTCAATACCAAACCACCGGCACAGCTTGCGTTGAATGGTGATATGGTTGAAGTATCAGGCATTTATATGTATCCTTGTATCTCTCATGTATGCTTTACTATTTATATATTCGCTTCTTAATATTTGTAATTGTGATTTATATTCTCCCAAAGCCATCTGTGCAGCTTGTGGATCAGAACGTAGTACGTAAGTATGGTACTTTGCTCTTGTAATTATTACATCTTTAAACCTATCGTTTAAATCCATGGTATCTCCATGTGCAGATAAGTCAGTGTGTACTTTCCAATATTCGTATTCTATAGTGTATGTGTCTTTGTCAGGTACAGGGTGTAGACCAAACTTTTTATCCTGTGTGGTATACACTAGCTCTGGTCTACCAAAATGTTCTTTTGAGTTTAGTAGGTCTGTTTCTAAAAATCTGTCAGCCCAGTTATCGTAAGTAATATACTTCAGTCTTTTTACAGGTAAGTCTTCAGATATTCTAATGTAGTCTACATCTAAGTTTGTAGTAGTAACAGTGTTATTTACAGTGACCACTGTAGATTGTCCAGTTGCTGTAAACGTAGTGTCCAACACAGCACCCTCCCCAAAATCTGTAACAGTCAATGTAGTGTTTAAATTTGTAGTATCTTCAGCTGCTGTACCCACTTGTACCTTCAATGCTGCACCAACACTGTTCGAATCTAACACTCTAACTTGTATTCTGTAATCTCTATTCTTCACAGTAGATAGTGTTTGGTGAGCTGCAAAGTCATTCAGTCTTAATCTACCGTTACCTGCAGAGCTGTAAGTCGCACTACCAGCACCGGCTATGGTTGACCAATTGCTGATGTCAGAAGTAAACTCACCGTTTGTGGTCAGTTCTCTTGGCACTAAACGAAAGGTGTCATAGTCAATCTTTCTATATTCAGCATCACCTGTCTGTGGAGAGTTAGCAGTCGGTAGAGAATACACTCTCTGTCCTACTTGCGTATCCTGTTTTGTAGATATGTACAGGTCAGGCACTTCTTGTAGAGTGCTGTACACTTCATGCATAGCTTTCAACACGAACTTCTTCACGGCTGTCTGTACACCTCTGCTGTTTGCAAACGTGGCAGATGTCAACTCTGATTCATTGAGTTCGTTAAGTACGTTATTTACTAATGTTAGATAAGTAGTTGCCATTTAACAATTCCATTTACGTAATGATTTATTAATTCTTGAATTAGGATTACGAGCTGTCTTCTTACTTGTTAGTTTCTTCTTCATGCCTTTCATTCTTGCACAGAAACTCTTTCTACGTTTGGCAGCCTTAGAGCCTTTTTTCAACTTAGATGGTTTAGTAGTTACAGCCATGCTCAACTTAGAACCGGGGTTTGCTTTCCTGTAAGACTTGATACCTTTTCTGTTCAAGCCTCCTTTAGGATTCTTACCTTCTTTTCTTTGCCAAGCTGGTGTCTTTGCCATTACTTAAACCTATTCTTTAGCCATAGATAAAGAGTGTAACAAACAAATAAATATAAAGTGGCAACTCCTACATCTACAAGGTGTTCACGCATGTGGTATATAAATTCTATACCTGCTTGTAAATCTCCTTGAGTTGTACCTGTGGTTTGCATAATCTCTACGCCACCAAAGTTTTCACCATCTACATTTATTGTTTTGCTATCCATCTATCTTCTGCCACCTTTTGACATGTACTTAGTCTTCTTTCCACCCTTAGCCATTTTAGACATATACTTAGATGTTTTTCCGCCCTTGGCCATGTATTTTGATGTCTTGCCGCCACCCATCATCTTCTTCTTAGCCATTCCGCCTTTCATCATTTTAGATTTATTCTTTGATGTCTTACCTCCGTACATCATTTTCTTCTTGGCCATTCCGCCTTTCATCATCTTCGCTTTATTTTTTGTTGTTTTTTTTCCTGCGTGTCTTGGCATTATTTTTCCTTTCAGATTGGTTATATAAATTATTAAAAGTTACGTCAGGATCAGTGTACGTATCGTGTATCTCTGCAGAGTGCACATACTGGCTAGGTGCAAAGTCTGGTGGCCCTTCGCCTGCTACCCACAGAGCAGGATTAGTAACACGAACCCTGTTGTTTGGTAATGCAACTATGTTGCCTGTCCATTTGTCAGCGTCTATCAACTGGAGTACATGACTCTGTTTGTGCTGTGCAGGATCGTCTGATATGTGGCTGTCTGTATAATCAACCGTAAACAAATACCGACCCTTGTAAAAATCCCCTCCTATTTTACACATCCATGGACTTGAACTTACTCTGTCCATCACTACTACTGAGTGACCTCTTGAGGAACAGTCCCAAGGCTGTGCGAGGTGTGTATCCATTCGTTCTGGCATTTCTTCTAACACCTCATCCGCAATCAGACTGGTGATTGGCATTCTAGCCCACATCGCACCACCGACTACGTTGTCTTCTTCTTCGATACCAGTGAACACCACCTGAAAACTTAGACATCTGTCTGGCACTGTGTTGACTGCTATTGCTAACCCATGTAAATACTCACCGTGGTATTTCATATGGTTATGCGTAAACTCCTTACGTACCCAACACTTAAAGTGCGGGATATTTGAAATTAGGTAGCTCAAGTTGTTTCTCCTGTTCTACCTTCCCCTGATCGTTGTTATCTAATTTTTGCAATATTAAATTTATTGCTGTCTCCATAGTTTCCATTCTTTTATTCAAAGAATCTATTTCTTTATGATTTACAGATTTTGGTTTGTAAATTTTTTGAGTGGCTCTCAAATCATGCGTTGCCATTTATTTTCCTTTGTTTAAATTGAGGGAGAAGAATAACCCCTCCCTCAAAGTTATTTAGTATTAACTTACAGTGTCGTGTTGTGAGTCAGTATTTAAATCGTCTTCTTCAATACCTGATACGTCACACATAACAGCCCATACTCTAATCTTACCAGCAGATGAATCTGCACCACCAATAAGTATGTCTAAAGTGTCTGCAGATGCTGCTACGTGTCTAGCAGTCGCAGTCAATGTGCCATAACCTGTAGCATTAGTGTCACCGTCAACATAAATGTCAACGTCTCCACCTGTAATACCTAAGTCCATAGTAGCAGAACTAGAAAGTGCAGTTATCACTTCTATTCCAGCTTCCATGATCAAAGT